ACTGCTACCACTATTAAAGTTAGTGCCGGTGGTTCTTTCTCGATTAATAATCAACTGTATCCTAATGAAGGACAATTATCTGATAGAAATATAATCATAAACGGTGCTATGAATATAGCGCAAAGAGGCACTACAGCAACTTTGTCATTTAGTAAGGGATATGCAGTTGATCGTTGGGGAGGGCAAAAGTCTGGAGGTTCTGTTGGTTTATCTCAAGTTGCTCTTGGTGTTACAGAATCACCAGGTTTAGAAGGTCATCGTAATTATTTACGAATGACTAATACCACTGGCGCCACAGGAATTGAGGATTATAGATATGTTGAACAATCAATTGAATCGCGAGATATAGTTCGTTCGGGTTGGAAGTATTATTCACCCACTAGTTTTGTTACATTGTCCTTCTGGGCTAGAGCTTCTGTATCAGCAGATTTTGGATTGATATTTGAAGCTTTCGATCCAAATCCCGATAGGCATTACGTACTTCTCTACAGTTTAACAGCAAATACATGGACTAAATTTACATATCATATTCCTGGTAATGCATTAAATACTTTTGCAGATGATAATAGTAAGGGATTTAATGTACAATTCTTCCAATACTATGGAAGTATGTTTGCAGGAAATACCACTGGATATGGTCAATGGCATAACGCATCATGGAATTCAATACTTACCTCTGCCATGGGTACTACTTGGGCGGGAACGAATGGTACAACTTGGGATTTGACTGGTGTTCAGTTGGAAGTAGGTGATTTAGCCACTAGATTTGATCATATGCCTTTTTATAAAGAGATAGAAAAATGCAAACGTTTCTATCAAAAAACTTATAATTATGAAACTGCCCCAGGAAGTGTAACAAAGGTTGGTGCATATCTCCATGTAAGTAATTACTCTTCTACAGATGGATCTCGTGTTCCTGTAAGATTTGAAAAAGAAATGGTTAAAGCTCCCACGGTGACAGTTTATGCTACTGAAACAGGAACTTCTGGTAGTTTAAGTGCAAATAATGCTGGTGGAGGAGCATTTCAAGATCAAAATGCCGGGGCACATAACATCGGAACAAAAGGTATAGGATATGTTTTCCTCAACGCAGGTGGTATTTCAAATGCCTACAACTCTCTCTACTTTCATTACGCAGCTGATGCAGAATTATAAATGACACAACCACTCTCGTCTCAAATTACTGATAGAAATTTTCTACAAGCCAATGGCTTTAGTTTTACTGTCAACAGAGCACCTACATTAGGTTTCTTTGGTAATGCAGTAAATGTTCCTGGTCTTAACATGAACACTGCGGTTCAACCAAACTACCTGAGGAATATTCCTAGACCTGGTACTCAATTAGATTTCAATGATTTGACTCTTAGATTTCTTGTGGATCAAGGTCTTGAGAACTATACGGAGATTCAAAATTGGTTGAGAGGTATTGGATTTCCAGAAAGTCTGAGTGAAATTTACGATTGGCAGAATACCGGTCCTGTCAGAAAGAGTAATAGAGATGAAATCAATCTCACCTCTGACGGCACGATGACTATTCTAAATGGTATTAACAGACCTGTATTCAGTGTCGTTTTCAAAGACCTGTTCCCTACTAGTATATCTGATCTACAATTTGATTCTCAAACAACTGATGTAGAATACTTGACAGCACAGGTCACCTTCAAGTATTCTGTGTATAATATCACTGATGTAGCCTGCTGCTAATGATTGACGAAAATGAAATGCTATCCCGTAGAAAGGATCTACTGGATGATATTGACGATATTATCACAGAACTTTTTGGTAACGAGGATCCTCAAGTTGGAGAACTCAGGAGACGGATCAGTAGAGTTGTAACTGGGTCACTGAGTAAAAAGTTCTTCAGTGAGCAGTTCTTCGATGATTGATCTTCCTACACTCCAACAAATGTGGGAGAAGGATTCTAAGATTGATATCGATAACTTACATACGGAATCACTAAATATTCCTGTTCTCCACGCTAAATACTATGATATCTACAACAACTTTATGTTGTTGAGGAAGAAGGCAGAACAACAAAAGAAGAATACAAGACACGAAAGGTATGAATACTACTCGGGTAAAGCGGACCCGGATGTATACATCAAAGATCCTTTCCCAAAGAAGATTAGAGATAAAGATACTATGAATAAGTATCTCGATGCGGACGAGAGATTGTCTAATGTATCGATGAAGATTGAATATTACGATGTGATGTTGAGATATATAGAGGAAATCTTGAAACAAATCACCAATCGAACGTATCAAATTAAAAACAGTATAGAATTCATGAGGTTCACTTCCGGTCTGGGCTAATGGGCAACGACGACAACGAAACTATTGTTGATATGAGTTTTGCGATTGAAGATGTTTACCTAACATACAAGTCTATATGTGTGCATCTTGATAAGTGGGTGGGTGGTGAACCAGCAGAACAGGAAAGACTGTATATGCTGAAGGACTTTTTTTATAGAATTATATTGGAATATAAGTTTAGAGAGCTCTAATAAATATGTGTAGGGAAACCTATATGTATGGCAGAGTTGATTATTGAGAAGGTGAATGAGGTGTATCTTAAGATCACTTCTGAACCTCATGTAGAATATGAATTACGAGATCGATTTACTTTTGAGATCGAGAATAAGAAGTTCATGCCGCAGTATCGTAACCGGCATTGGAACGGAGAAATTCATCTATACAATATGAAGACAAAGCGTATCTACTGTGGTCTGTTGGACAAGGTAGTTGCGTTTGCTGAAGGTGCTGGATACAACTACAAGTTTTTAAATAACAAGTTCTACGGACCACCGTTTGAAGTCAATGAACTGATTAGTAAAGGTGGTGTCAAGGACTACATGGAAGCCATATCTCCTGGTATGAAACCAAGGGACTATCAGGTTGATGGTGTCTATGATGCATTGAGGTATAATCGTAAGTTACTGATCTCTCCTACGGGATCAGGTAAATCTTTCATGATCTATTCTGTGGTGAGATATCATGTAGCCAAGGGTAGAAAAATTCTGTTGGTTGTTCCTACCACATCTCTTGTGGAACAAATGTATAAAGACTTTGAGGGTTATGGTTGGGATCCTCAGAATCATTGTCACAGGATCTATGCTGGTCGTGAGAGAGTGAATACTAATGAAGTCACAATTACTACCTGGCAGAGTATCTACGAACTGGATAGGAAGTTCTTTGAACCATACGATGTGGTGATTGGTGACGAGGCGCACCTTTTTAAGAGTAAGTCTCTGATTAGTATCATGGATAAGTTACACCATGCTAAGTATAGATATGGATTTACTGGGACATTAGACGGCTCACAGACCCATAAGTGGGTGTTAGAGGGACTATTTGGACCATCATACAAGGTCACTCAAACTAAGAAATTACAGGATGAAGGACATCTTGCAACTCTTGATATCCAGTGTCTAGTTCTCAAGTACAAACCAAAGAAGTTTGATACTTACGAAGATGAGATACAGTTTCTGATTGGTCATGAGAAGAGAAACAACTTTATCACCAATCTAGCCAAAGATCTGACAGGTAATACACTCATGTTGTATTCCAGAGTAGAAGCTCATGGTGCCATACTTTACGACCTAATAAATAAAAAGGTAAGTGAAGACCGCAAAGTATTCTTTATTCATGGTGGTGTGGATGCCGAGGATAGAGAACAAGTAAGGGAGATTACTGAACAAGAGACAGACGCTATCATCGTTGCATCTTACGGAACCTTCAGTACCGGTATTAACATTAAGAACCTTCACAACGTAATATTTGCCTCTCCATCAAAATCTAGAGTTAGAAACTTACAGAGTATTGGTAGAGTCCTCCGTAAAGGCAAAGATAAGGTTAGTGCAAAACTTTATGATATTGCTGACGATTTAACAATCGGATCAAGAAAGAACTATACACTGAACCATTTTATTGAACGAGTTAAAATTTATGTTTCTGAACAATTTAACTATGATATTTTTACAATCGACATAAAGGAGTAAACCCTATGATCGAAGACGACTTTTACGCAACAATAAAACTTAAATGTGGAGATGAGATATTCTGTAAGGTAGCAGCATCAGATGAAGACGATAGAACTATGCTACTGATATCAAATCCAATCTGTGTTCAACCAATTAAAACAAGAGGTTCAATTACAGGATATAAATTTGAACCATGGTTAAAGACTTCACATGAAGATCTTTTTATAATCAATCTAGAAGATGTTCTCACAATGTCTGAGTCAGAGAACATTGAGATGATTATGAACTATCAAGATTATGTTAGAAAGTCTAGTCAAGGTAACTTTCAAAAACTAGATAAGAAGATGGGATACTTAGGAAATGTCGTAGATGCCAAAGAAGTCCTGGAGAAACTTTATAAGTCTTCTTAAAGTACCTATAATTTAACTATCAAACCGGACAAGCCTAAGTCTACATGGTTTTGAGCACCTTGTCAAGTGTTGACTTTGATGATATAATTAAAACAACAAAAAACACCAATATGCCTAAACCTAGAAATGCTGAACACTATGTGAATAACAAAGAGTTCCTGAATGCTCTTGAGAACTATTTCGCACAAGTAGAGAAAGCCAAACTTAACGATCAACCGAAACCACAGATCCCTAGGTATATTGGAGAGTGCTTCCTGAAGATTGCAAACCATCTATCTTACAAACCAAACTTTGTCAACTACATGTTCAAAGAGGACATGATTTGTGACGGTATTGAAAACTGTGTAAGATATGTTCATAATTTCAATCCAGAGAAGTCAAAGAATCCATTCGCATATTTCACTCAAATCATTTACTATGCATTCTTGAGACGTATCTCTCAAGAGAAGAAGCAATTAGAAATCAAAAATAAGATCCTTGAAAGAACAGACTTCGATGAGGTGTTCGATGCAAACGATCTTGACAGTGGGAACTATTCTGAGTATAATTCCATCAAGGATGCAGTGCATCAGAAACTGAGAGGTAACTAATGATTGGAAAACTTGATCCTGAAGAAAATGTTATGTATGAACCAGAAGTTTATTCTAGGTTTTTAGAACTTTCCCAAGTTTCTGAACTTAAGGAACTCTTTGAAAAGTTTGGTTGGGAAGCATCTGATGATATTGTTGTTGAGATTGGTGGAACACAAGTATCTGGTATTGATGTAGGAGAAGTTTATAATAAGAAGTGGCAGTCTCCAAAGGGGACACGAAAGTATAATAAAGACGCATTTATTGTTATCAAGAACCAGAGTAGAAGGGACTTGAGTAAATCACAACCCATGGAAGAGTTTAAGCCCCAGCATGCGAGTAGCAATAATAACTGACACACATTTCGGAGCACGTAAGGGTTCTAAACTCTTTCATGATTACTTTGAACAATTTTACGATGATGTATTCTTCCCCACACTGGATAAGGAAGGGATCGATACTGTCATCCATATGGGTGATGCGTTTGATAGTCGAAAGGGTATTGAATTCAAATCACTGAAGTGGTCACGTCGTGTTGTCTTTGACCGTCTCAAAGAGAGAGGTATTACCATGCATCTGATGGTAGGTAACCATGATGCATACTATAAAAATACAAACGATATCAACTCTAATGATCTTTTGTTGAATGAGTATAATAACATTAAGGTTTATTCTTCTCCTACAGAAGTGTCTGTGGGTGGTCTCCCCATTCTATTCATTCCTTGGGTCAATGAACAGAATGAAAAAGAAACCAACAAAGCAATCAAGAAGTCAAAGTGTCGTGTCGCAATGGGACACCTTGAACTCAACGGGTTCACTGCAACCCCAGGCCACGTCATGGAGCATGGTCATGACTCAAGAGCCTATGATAAGTTTGAGAAAGTGTTCTCGGGTCACTACCACTCTCGATCCGACAATGGGACAGTGTTCTATCTTGGTAATCCCTATGAAATGTTCTGGAACGATGTCAACGATTCCAGAGGCTTCCATATTTTTGATACTGAGTCCCTGGAACATACACCAGTAAACAATCCATATCGTCTGTTCTACAAGATTTTTTACGATGATACAGATTATCAAACATTCAATGCTACTGAGTATGAGAATAAGATTGTCAAAATCATTGTCAAGAAGAAGAGTGACACTAAGAAGTTTGAGAAGTTCGTAGACAAACTCTACAAGACTGGTGTTGCTGATCTGAAGATTGTAGAGAACTTTCAACTCATGGATACTGAAGACTTTGAAACTGAAGAGTCTGAGGATACTATGTCAATTCTCAATCGGTATATTGAGGAATCTGAAACTGAGTTAAATAAAACAGTAATCCAGTCTCTGATTAGACACATATACCAAGAGGCATGTGAGGTTGTCTGATGTATATCATTACAGTAGAAGGAAAAGAAAAAGAAGGAGCATACTCTGTTGTTGATGACGATGGAGAACAGGTTCTCTACATCTTCTGTGAAGAGGATGACGCCATGAGATATGCTCTTCAACTGGAAGAACTTGACTATCCAGAGATGAATGTGTTAGAAGTAGAAGACGAGATAATGATCAAGACCTGTGAAATGCATGACCACAGGTATACTGTTATTACAGCCAATGACATTGTGATTCCACCTGACAAAGATGATAACGTTTAAGAAGATCACCTGGCAGAATTTTTTAAGCACCGGGAACCATCCAACAACAGTTGACCTAAACACCAATCAGTCTACTCTTATCATCGGAACGAATGGTGCGGGTAAGTCTACAATCCTTGATGCATTGACCTTTGTTCTGTATGGTAAATCATTTCGTAAAATCAACAAGGCACAGTTGATCAACTCGACTAATGACAAAGGTTGTCTGGTGGAGATTGAGTTTGATGTCAACTCTGTCAACTGGAAGATCAAACGTGGAATCAAACCAAACATCTTCAAACTGTATCGTAACGATGAGGAACTAGATCAGTCACACTCTGCCCTCGACCAACAGAAGTGGCTTGAACAAAATGTTCTGAAGATGAACTATAAGTCCTTCACACAGATTGTGATCCTTGGTTCATCGACATTTGTGCCTTTCATGCAACTACCTACATCTGCTCGTAGAGAAGTTGTAGAGGATCTGTTGGACATCAAGATCTTCTCATCCATGAATGATGTCATCAAAGGTAGGATTAGAAAGATCCGTGATGAGGTTAAGACTTTAGATCTTAAGAAGGAGAGTCTTAAGGATAAAGTTGATATGCAAAAGAACTTTATTGATACGATTGAGAAACAGAATAAGGGTGACATTCAATCAAGACTTGATAAAATTGACGAACTGAATAAAGATATTGAGAACTGTTTTGGTCAGAGTATGGAGAAAGAAAACTCACTCACAGACCTAAGGCAACAGTTAGATAGTGTTGATGATGCACAACAAAGATTGAGAGAATTTGGTAGTATCAAGGGTAAATTGTCTCAGAAAATACAAATTATTGTCAAGGAACATAAATTTTTTACCGATAATACGGTTTGTCCTACCTGTGAACAGACTATTGAAGAATCGTTTAGAGTAAATAGAATTAGTGATTCCCAAAATAAGGCACAGGAGTTGCGTGAAGGATATGAAAAACTCCAGGACGCAATCAAAAACGAAGAGTTAAGGGAATCACAATTTAAAAAATTGTCCTCTCTCATTTCTAACACACTTAATGACATTTCTTCTTTCAATGTTCAGATCACTGGTTATCAAAAGCAAATCAGTGGACTTGAATCAGAAATTCAAACTATTACCAATCAGATCGAGAACCGCAATACTGAGCATGAGAAGTTAGAAGAACTGAGAGACAACCTAGACAAGACTTACGATGATCTGGTAAAGCGTAAGGATAATATCTCCTACCATGATTTCATCTATAGTCTTCTCAAAGATGGTGGTGTCAAGGCAAAGATTATCAAGAAGTATCTTCCGTTGATCAATCAACAGGTCAACAAGTATCTACAGAAGATGGACTTCTATATCAACTTCAAACTGGATGAGGAGTTCAACGAAACAGTTGAATCTCCTATCCATGAGGACTTCTCCTACGCATCCTTCAGTGAGGGAGAGAAGATGAGGATTGACCTGTCGCTCCTGTTTACATGGAGGGAGATTGCTCGTGTCAAGAACTCAGTGAATACCAATCTCCTTATCATGGATGAGGTGTTCGATAGTTCTTTGGATGGGTTTGGTACTGATGACTTCCTTAAAATTATCAGATATATAATAAAGGACGCCAACATCTTTGTAATCAGTCACAAGACTGGAATGGAAGATAAGTTTGATGATGTTGTGAAGTTTGAAAAACACAAAGGATTCTCAAGAAAACTCTAATGGCTAA